GCATCCGGAACAAGTGAGCAGGTTTCCCCAGTGTAGGGATTAGCAACTTCAACAGGACCTTGGTCTATTACTTGACAATCAAAAGGCAGCTTTCTAGTTAAATCGTTCATGTGTCCTTCCTTCTTCATGACTCACCCCCGGTTTTCATTTCTTTCAACAGGTAGTTGTAAAGAACACCACCAAAGTTTTTTCTTCGAAGGGTGTCTAAATCAGCGACGAACGCAGCACCACAGTTAAAGAAGTTTCGAGTCTTCTCTTTGACATAGTTTTTCTCTGATGGTTCAATGAAAAATGCGTTGTCCATATCACCTGATCGTTCGATTCCGTAAACATCCTTGACCATTCCTACCGTGCCATTGAATCGCATTTTTTCGTAATGATATGCGAGGTGACCTATTAGGTTGTCCCTCTCAGATTCGGTGAGGGCTTGGTTTAGTTTTTCAATTATCTTGTCCATGATTTCTCCTTGTTTGTTTAATTGAATTGAGTATTCATTATAACATATGTCCCATATAATGCAACCGCTTGCTTGTTTTTCCGGGGGGAAAAGACAAGCGACAGTGGGCCAGCAGCGATAGCAATGGCTAGCGTGCTCGCTTGTCTTTTCTATCTAAAAGAACTACGGCCAGGCAGCTCGGGACTTTTGTCGGTCGGCATAGAAAAGACATGCTTGCTTGTCTTTTCTATCTCAAAGGGAGCGAGTCCCATCCCAGAAGCCCGTGTGTTTTGTCGGTCGCCCTAGAAAAGACATGCTTGCTTGTCTTTTCTATCTCAAAGAACTTTACCCGTGCAGGTAGAAAGCTGGAGTTCGGACAAAGAAAAACCCCCCAACATTTCTGTTGGGGGGCTCGGAGGCAACTTTTATAGGTAAGTCACAAAACCATAGATTGCCACGACTGAAACAAATCCACAAACAAAGGTGTAAAGACTAGCCAACAAAACAAAAAGTATATTGTCAGTTGTCCTCCATATTCTGTAGATTATGAAAGGCATAGCCATTGTCATTACAATGGCTAAAACCTCGATGGCATGTATTACAGTATTCATATCAACCTCCTTGCTCATACCAATCTTCAATTCTTTGTTGCACGATCCAATCTATAGCCTCATCTCGATCATGGGTTTTGAGCATTAACATAACGCCAACAATCTCGGCGTGCATTTTTTGACTGTTATCATTGTAGACATCGTCGGCAATGCGTTCTTTTCCTATTGTATTCCATTCATTACTCATAACTTCCTCCTTATATAATAGTTATTAGTTACTCTATTATATTACTTGACATATCCCATATTGTCAAGTAATATAATAGAGTAACTAATCATTATATAGGAGGCTAAAATGCCAAACGATTTAACAGAAAATAACGCCATACCAATGGCAATGATAATGGCTGATGTTGATAGCAACGGCACTCGATTAATAGTGGCATTGATACAAATGTTAGCAAACATGAAACAAGGAACAGCGACAGCAGAAGAAATGTCCACCATTGAAACTGTTGAGCATTTAGTGGGAGTGGGTAATCCTGAACAGATTACTCATGCAAACTGATGTATAGACTTAATTCCTATACCAATCCAAATCCTGACGCTGAGTTATCGGCGTCGGGTGTGGAGTCAGAGTTTGTAGGTATCGAAAGGGAATACAGGCATAGTCAATGTATCTTACATCTACCTCAACGTGTTCTTAATGAAGTTTTTATCAGACATGATACATCAATAGACATGAGAACAAATGGTGTAGCAGACTTCAAAGCAGAGCGTAGAAGTAAAGGCGTATCACCTAATCTACTTCATCTTGTAACCAATACCAATTCCTTTGGTGGTTAATCTATAAGACGTCCTTAGAGCAACACTGACACGCTCTAAGGGCGCTTGCCACTCCAAGCGGGCGCCCTAGAAAAGACATGCTTGCTTGTCTTTTCTATCTCAAAGAAAAAACATAGGTTTTTGTAAAAGTCAAGAGGTGCTCGCCATTCCAAGCGGGCGCCCAGACAAGCTAGCAAATGGGGGGTGAGTGAACGATAGTGAACGATCACCGATAGGGGACACCCCCCATTTGCTAGCTTGTCTATTATCTTCTAAAGAGAAGAAAACAGACAGGTACAGAATATTCAGAAAATTTGACATTTTACGTCCCTCCTTATATAACAAAAAGGCTTAGGAGTCCCTGGTCCGTTGAAAATTTATTATAATAAAAAGGTTTAGGAGTCCCTGGTCGAAGGAAAATTTTTATGTATGAAAAAAATCTGCCTCACCTGTCAAAGGGAGCTCTCCGAAGAGGAGTATACAGGCAAGAGAAATGTCTGTAAGCGCTGCATCTCCTTTCAAAGAAACAGAACAAGAAGCAGTAGTCCTGAAGCTTATTTAACCGTTGTCTGTGCAAAATTAAAAAATGCACGAAAAAACATGGAATGGGAGCTAGATATGGAGCATATTAAAAGCCTTTGGCAGCAGCAGCTAGGAAGATGTGCATTGTCTGGTGTCTTTATGACGTGGCACGCTGGCGAAGGTAAGCAGGACCTCAATGTCAGTATTGATAGAAAAGATCCTAACAAAGGGTATATAATAGGTAACATACAACTAGTAGCCCAACGAGTGAACACCATGAAACACACCCTTGGAGACAGCGAGTTTTACTGGTGGTGCAAAAATATCGCGTATAATAAAGAAAGGAAAACATGACCTTAATTAATACTGATAAACTAACAGAAAAATACCCCGAAGCCGCCCGCGAACTGCTCGAACTAACGGAAGCATTAAAAGTCAAAGAGCTGCAACGCAATGGTGCGGAAAGTTTTTTGACCTATGTCCGTCATATCTGGCCAGATTTTATTGAAGGGCGTCATCATCAGATATTTGCTGAAAAGCTTGAGAAAGTAGCACGCGGAGAACTCAAGCGTTTGATCGTTAATATGCCGCCAAGACATACAAAAAGTGAGTTCGCAAGCACTTATTTTCCCTCGTGGGTGCTGGGCAGGAATCCGAAACTTAAAGTCATGCAGATTACTCATACCGCCGAACTTGCTTTTCGTTTTGGTCGACGCGTCAGAGATATTATTGATTCGGAAGAATACCAGGGAGTTTTTCCAGGAGTAGCTCTAAAAGCCGATTCAAAAAGTGCCGGACGCTGGGAAACCAACGTCGGAGGTGAAGCGTTCTATTCAGGAATTGGCGGAGCGGTCACTGGTCGGGGGGCGGATCTCCTAGTTCTCGATGACATCCATTCAGAACAAGACGCACTTAGTCCGACGGCATTGGACAATGCTTGGGAATATTATTCCTCCGGTCCGCGCCAACGGCTACAACCAGGGGGTGCCATTGTGATAGTAATGACTCGCTGGGGGACCAAGGACTTAACAGGAAGACTCTTGAACAAACAAGCCGAAGACCATGCCGATCAATGGGAAGTCGTAGAATTTCCAGCAATTTTCCCTGATTCCGGCAAAGCCCTATGGCCCGGATACTGGAAATTGGAAGAACTTGAAGGAGTCAAAGCTTCGTTGCCGGTGAGCAAATGGGAAGCACAATGGATGCAAAACCCGACATCGGAAGAAGGAGCGATTTTGAAAAGGGAATGGTGGAAAAAATGGAGCAAAAAAGAAGTTCCGGAAATGCACTATGTAATACAATCCTATGATACGGCTTTCTCCAAAAAGGAAACAGCGGACTTTTCAGCAATTACAACCTGGTGCGTGTTCCAGCCGGAAGAAGGCTCGCTGCGTCCGGCGTTGTTACTTTTAGATAGTAAAAAAGGGCGTTGGGATTTTCCTGAGCTCAAGCGGGTTGCATACGAACAATATACTTATTGGGATCCGGACACCATTATTGTTGAAGCCAAAGCTTCCGGTATGCCACTAACTGATGAATTACGCCAGGCAGGAATCCCAGTAGTGAATTATTCCCCTGGAAAAGGACAGGACAAAATTGCGCGGGTAAACTCGGTAGCACCTATTCTGGAAGCAGGCATGGTGTATGTTCCTGAGACCCGTTGGGCGGAAGAACTGGTCGAAGAATGTGCAGCGTTTCCCCATGGGGATTATGATGATTTGGTAGATTCAACCACACAAGCACTATTGCGCTATCGACAGGGGGGGTTTATTGGGTTAGAATCAGATTATGATATGCAGGACAATGCTCCGCGCAGAATCAAAGAGTACTAAAAAAGGCGAAGTAATCAAGGACCAAGGGTTTGTTCCTTATGCCAAACAGAAAAAGATGGCAACAACAAAGGGCCCCAAACCAGGAGCCGGTAAAGGAAAATCAAGAGGCGGAGGCATCGCTAAACGCGGTATTAACTTTACAGGCGTATACTAATGATAACTAAAGGTATCGCCAGGCTTCTTCCGGAGTTAATGAAGAAAGCCAAAGGAGCAACAAGTCCTGCTACGCAAGTCAGAAACACGCAGAGCGCTAAACTCATGGCGCAAGGAAGCAACAGGATAAAAAAGCATTATTCTGATGCGTTTAACGAAGCGAGAGCAAGAATTAACAATATGGACATGTCTCCCGCTCAAAAAGACGCGGCAGTGGAGAAGCTTAGAACGTTTATGCGGAACCAACATTCTGAAGAAATGATGAGAATAAACAATCTGCCCGGTAGGACGTATGATATACCACCCCCTATAACACCGCTTCCAGACCTAGTAAAGAAAGGACTCCTATTTGCTACGGGTGGTGCACTTGGTTATGGCATAGGCACAAATAAAAATGCGATTGCGGACATGCTGAAATCAACAAAGCTTCCTACACAAGTTGATGTTGATTTTGGAATGACTCCAGCGGGAGAAATTTTTGGAGGCAAGCAGGACCTTCTAGAAATTGAAGACTATATGCTTCCTTTTGGTGATCCGTTTAATTTAGTGGAAGAGGACGAACCAGAATTTGACTTAGCCCTTGACGAAGAACCCCTTGAACAAGGAGGAATAGGAGATTTATTGCTCTGGAACAGAATATTTGGGAACTAACCAATGGCCAACCCAATAAAAATAGGGCAGGGAATTGCGACTCTGATAAAAAGAAAGAAGCCCAAGTCCCGATGGGACGAGATAGAAGAAGCTGCAAACAGAGAAATGAAAGAGGCTATGGAGGCCTCCCTGAAAAAAACAGACAAAATGATGCGGGAAGGTAAAACCGGACAATTCATTGGTAAAAACAGAAGTGAAGCGAGTTTTGGAAAAAAATCCCAACGCCCTTGGGAGCAAAACTATAGCCGTTATGACCAAGCAAGTCTTGTTGGTACTGACCTTCCTTATAGACTAAGATCACCAACGCAACAAGCGGCAAGAGAGCTTCTTCAAAGATCTATTAAAACTCTACGACCAAATATTGCGGACTCAACTGCTCAAACATACGCACAAAATATGCTTACCCGACTTCGCAGGTCTCAGCAAGCGGCAATAGAAGCTAGAAAAGTCAATAAAGTTAAAGAAGCAATAGAGTGGGAGCGCTTGGCAAAAGAGACAAACAGTGAAATTACCAGCATAATAAAACAGGGTGGAGTAGCGCTTGGCACAATTCCAGCCGTTGCAAAAATGGCAGAAGCAACTATGATGCCAGAAGACCCAAGTTTCGGAGAACAAACAGCAGAATTTTTAATGGATTACTTACAACCCCTTCCTAGAGAATTTGGGAGGACTAACTAATGGCCACAATTGGCGGAAACAAACCGACGAACATAGATCGTATTGCTGATCTGATTGACCTAGAAATTGAAGACGGACAAACGGTCGAGATCGAAGAACCATTGCCCATGGACAGTGGGGCTGCTGTCTCTTTTATAGAAGACGGTTCAGCTGAAATAAATTTTGATCCCTATGGCATGGAGCAGCAACAGCAGCAGGTTCCTTTTGAGGCTAATTTAGCGGAACACATAGATGATTCAACCCTTGGTCTAATAGCCAATGACCTAGTTGGAGATTTTGAAGATGACCATGGCAGTCGAGCCGATTGGGAACAAACCTATGTTGAAGGCTTGGATCTCCTTGGATTCAAATATGAAGACCGTGAGCGACCGTTTCCGGGAGCATCAGGGGTAACCCACCCCCTCCTGGCAGAATCGGTTACTCAATTTCAAGCCCAAGCTTTTAAAGAGCTTCTTCCTTCCAAAGGACCCGTAAAAACCCGAATAATGGGGCTCGAAAACCCCGAAAGTGAGGCTCAGGCACAGCGCGTGCAAGAGTTTATGAACTACCAAATCACTACGGTAATGCAGGAATATACCCCTGAAATGGACCAATTATTGTTTTATTTGCCTCTAGCAGGCTCTGCTTTTAAGAAAGTCTATTTTGACCCAAGCAAACAACGAGCAGTAAGCACTTTTGTGCCTACTGAAGATTTAGTGGTGCCCTATACTGCCAGTGACATTGAAACTTGTGAAAGAGTGACCCATATAGTAAAAATGACCTATAACGAGGTGCGCACACAGCAAGTAGCGGGGTTTTATAGAGACATTTTACTGGAGCCTAGTGAAACGAATATTGCCAGTAAGCCCAAAGATAAAGTAGATGACCTTGAAGGATTAACCACTGGCGTTAACGAAATGATGTATGAGCTCCTAGAGTTTCATGTATCCATGGACATCCCTGGTTTTGAAGATCCCGATGGTTTTCATCTCCCTTATATAATTACAGTTGACCGAACTTCAAATCAAGTTTTAGCGATCCGTAGAAACTATAATCCGAACGACCCCCTGAAAACAAAAATTCAGTTTTTCGTTCACTACAAATTTCTCCCAGGTTTGGGTTTCTACGGGTTTGGACTAATTCACATGATTGGAGGACTTTCCAGAACCGCAACCGGAGCTCTAAGACAGCTCATAGATGCCGGAACCCTAGCCAATCTTCCTGCTGGATTTAAAGCCAGGGGATTGAGAATCAGGGACGACGAAACTCCATTGGAACCAGGAGAGTTTCGTGATGTAGATGCACCAGGCGGAGCCCTTCGAGATTCTTTGATACCTTTGCCTTATAAAGAACCTTCACAAACCCTACTTGCTTTAATGGGTTCTTGTGTTGAAGCTGGGCAAAGATTCGCGTCCTTGGCTAATTTACAAATTGGTGAAGGCAACCAGGAACTTCCTGTTGGCACCACCATGGCGCTTTTGGAGCAAGGCACAAGAGTCATGTCAGCTGTGCACAAACGACTGCACTATGCTCAAAAAACAGAGTTTAAGATATTAGCCAGGCTGTTCTCAGAATTTTTGCCTCCTGAATATCCGTATCAGGTAACGGGTGGCGATCAAATGATTAAGCAACAGGACTTTGACGGTCGCGTTGATGTCATTCCAGTTTCTGATCCAAACTTCTTTTCTATGAGCCAAAGGATTTCCTTGGCGCAACAGGAACTACAGTTAGTACAAAGTAACCCAGAAATACACAATATCAAAGAATCCTATCGTCGCATGTATGAGGCGCTGGGTTCAGAAAATATTGACGCACTATTAATGCCCGATCCACCCCCTCCCGCTCCTGTGGATCCTGCGCAAGAAAATGGTTCAGTATTGATGGGTGCTCCTCCTATGGCTTTTCCTGAACAGGAACACATGACGCATATTGAAGCGCATTTAACTTTACTTGAAAGTCCTGTGGCCATGATGAATCCGACAACGGTGCCGACTTTAACGTCGCATATATTTCAACACATATCGTTGGAAGCACAGAAACAAGCCGATCAACAAATGCCGGAACAACAACCTATGCCACAAGGAGGAAACGGCATGATGCCACCACAAATGCAAGCAGGCGGACCAGTGCCACCAGGCGCGCCTCCTCCACCTAATCCAGAAAAAGAAGCACTCAAAGCACAAATTGAGCTACAATTACTGGAGATGGTGATGCCAGCTTTAGAAGAAATATTGGCACCACCTGATGATGGAGTGGTAGAATTAAAACAACAAGAGTTGCAGATCAGAGCACAAGAGAACCAAGACGATAAAGAAATTGCTGAAAAGAAACTTGTTCTGGATAAAGCAAAACTTAAACAAAAAGATAAAACAGATACTAAAAAAGTAAAATCTCAAAAGGACATTGCCAAGATGAAAGTGGCAGTGGATGAGGAAAAAATAAAATCTCAGGAAGATATTGCGGTTTTAAAAGCCAGAGCAGAAGAAGAGAGAACTAAGTCCCAGGAAGATATTGCAGCTT